GGATTATTTGTGCCGCTAACTCGATTACTACGTTCTACTCTATATTCCGGAGAAGATAGACTATTTTTACCAAATTGTGCTTTATACTCAATGGTGGTAATATTGTGCTTGTATTTCAAATGTTTATTATTGATTTGTTTATCAAAACTTTGATTGCACAACTGACATATTATCGGCATATAAATTTATCTTTGTTATACTTCTATATATTTATAGCGGGTTCTATCCATAAAGTCAATAGTATTCCCTTGACTACTGTTTGAAATGGTGGTAGTATATAAGTATGAACAAATCTCCGGTACAAGCACTCAAAATACAATTAGAAGAAGCTGTCCAAATGCTACGATTAGTTGCAAATGAAGAACGAACCTGTGTAGAAGTTAAGGAATGGTTAGAACAGAATTATCCAGAGGGTAATGACGCCGACGGAAAGTCCATAGTTAACCTCTTGATGAAGTCTGGATCTAAGTATGTCTGATGATAATTTAAAAGAAAATGAAACAGAATCTGATGACGATTTATTAGAATTTGTCAGCAGTAAATTATATGAATCTATATGTGATTTGCATGAAAGTCTACGTGCCGGTGTCGGAGAAGAACAAGCACGTGATATTGTTATTAACGCATTAAGTGTTAATTTAGGTCATATTATAGGTCAGTTTGATCCTAAAAGTCAGCGTAAATATTCTAATATAACCAGAAAAACAATAAAAGAGCATACATTATTGGGAACTATAGAAAAAGACAAACATGTACATGGCAGAATAGGTCGAGCATAAATTAACTTGATAAATAATTTTACATTTTAAATTGCAGGAGAACCAAATTGCCATTAGGATCTACTAATATAAAATTTAGTGAAATCGCTAGTATTTTAGGATGGCCTTCTACTGGCTTCAGTATGAGTAACACTGATCTATTATACATGGCTCACGGATCTACTGCTAGACAGTCAACTTCTATAAGCTCTCTTGCAAACAAACCAACACCTGGTAGTTCATCTTCTAATCCTTTTACAGTACCAGCGTATCAAACATTAACTATTACTGTTATCGGCGGCGGCGGCGGCGGCGGTGGCGGTGCTGTTTACATACTTGATCCTAAGTTTGGACCTGTCGGTAGCGACGGGTCACCTGGAACACCTGGAACAGCTATAACAGTTGTAAACGGTGGTACAACACTTGCATCAGCTGGCGCCGGTGCCGGCGGCGGCGGCGGCGGATTCAGAACACCGGGTGGACAAGGAACTCCTGACAGCGGAAGTAGGGCGCCCAGTGTAGGTGGCGGCGGCGGCGGTGGCCCCGGTTCTGGCGGATCTATCGCCGGCAATGGCGGCCCGGGGGGTGGTGGTTCATCGGGTACAGCAAGTTATACACATCGATTTACAGCCAATGCTCCTAGTTTTGGTGATTCATTATCTGCTAGTGGTGGTGGTCACGGCACAGGTGGCCCCGCTGGTTCGGATGGAATTTATGGATCCGGCACACCTGGCAGTGATGGTGTCGCTGGTTCTTTTTCTTACAGTTGGACTTAACTCAATCATTTACTAGATATTGTAAGTTATTAATTTATATAAACTGTAAATTTGCTATTTTAACTATCCACAGAATCTAATCAGACCAAGTTGTATAAATACAATGCATACATTTGGAGGATAATATGGCATTCCAACCTACACTTAGTAAATTCGGTGTACCACTAGTACCGGGAACAAGTGGCGTTGGCATTCTAATGCCTAAACTGAAATACAGATTTAGGGTTAGCATGCAGAATTTTGGACCAGCTGGAGCAGCATTAAGTCTAACAAGACAAGTTGAAAGCTGTGGACGTCCAACACTAAACCATGAAAATACAGCACTACATAGCTACAATAATATCATGTATATTCCACAAAAACCAACTTGGAATAACATTGAAATTAAAGTACGCGACGATGTTACTAACAGTGTTAGTAGTTTAGTTGGCGCACAAGTTCAAAAGCAAATGAACCACTTCGATCAAACCAGTGCCACTGCTGGTATTAACTTTAAGTTTACTACAGTTATTGAAGTACTAGACGGCGGAAATACAGGAGTATTAGAAAACTGGTATTTGGAAGGTTGCTACTTAGAAACAGTTGCATATGACGGTCAGGACTACACTAGTAGCGACCCGGTTGCTATCACATTAACTGTTCGTTATGACAATGCAACACAGGACAATACAATTATGCCACAGGTTCAACCAATTACTGGTTTTGGTCCGTTCGCCGGCTAATAGCGTAATATAATGAATACAATAAGGCTACTGCAAAAAGTAGCCTTATTTTTTGACTAAATATCAGTATGCAATACGTACGTCAAAAACCATTAGCATCCACATTCTTTAAAGCAAGAGGCGGACCTGCAACTGTATTTGGAGCCATTCCCAGATACAAATACATGTTCTATGCTAATTTTGTAGCTAGTCAGGCAGCATTGAATAGATATCCAGATTATTATAGATTGGGTAGTTGGGAAACGGGGGTTAGTTTTAAAATACATACGGTTGATAAACCACAAATTGAGCTGAATGTACAAGAATTAAACCAGTACAATAGAAAAAGATACGCATATACAAAAATAAATTATCACCCATTTACTATTCGACTTTACGACACAGTTGATAACATACCATTAGAAATGTGGCGAAGATATTTTACATTCTATTTTGGGGATAGTAGAACAAAAGGTACCAGTGCCACTGGTGCAACAACTGTTTATAATCAAATGGTTACAGATCCAAACTTTGCATACGATACAGGCTGGGGATTAAATCCTAGAGATGAACACTATAACTTTTTTGATAGAGTTGAAGTTTATGCTATATATGGCGGATACTATACTCAGATAAATTATATCAACCCAAAAATTACCAGAGTTGATTGGCAACAATATGATTCTAGTTCAAGTGAAATGGCTGATTTACAAATGACATTATCATATGAAGCTATTGAATATCTACCAAGTACCCCAATTACGGCAATACAACTAGCTCAGTTTGGATTTGATATTGAGGCAGCTACAGAAGTACCGGGTGTTCCGGTTCCTAATCAGGACATTACTAGCTCTATATATAGCACTTTAGGCGGTTTACAATCCACTTTATTACCAACAGATTTAGCGTCTAGTATTAATTCTGCTTTTCAGATCGCTAATACCACATTAAATTTGTTTAATAATTCTCCTCTGGGAATAATTTCCCCTACTGCTGGTAAAATTGTCGGGCAAACAACACAAGGTGTTCAAGCTGCAAATACACTATTTGGTTTAACAACAAATCCATCTATTCCCAGTAACTATCTTGGTACAGGATATTCATTTATAAACTCTTATAATACCTCTGCTAGTTCAACCTTAAGTCCGTATGGATCATTTAACTTTGGAAGATTATAATGGCATCAAACGATATTGTAATTAATAATATTAAAAAACAATTAGCTCTCAATGCAGGACAATTAAATATTTCCAGCACAAATGGTTCATATAGTTTTGTTGACACTACAAATAATACAACTCTTCCGGGTAGTGCTAATGCAAGTAATTATGTACTTTCTAATGTTCCATCAACTTATCAATCAGGACTTAAAGCAGAAGTATACAACTATGCAAAAGGTGTATTCGGTGGACAAACAGTACCACCCGAGTTAGTAGAGAGTCTTAGTAGTTTAGCTACTTATTATGTCAGTCAAACAGGTGTAAGTGTACAATCATTATTTAAAAATGGTCAGTTACAATCAAATTTTCTTGCAACTATAAACACATTCTTAAATGATAGCGTACAGTTCGGTTATCAAAGCCTTAATACTACACAACCATGGGTTAACAATCCCACACTACACGGAAATATAGCCGCTGCATTACAATCATCTTTAAAGTGAAAATTAACAATGAATCAAAAAACAACAAAATATAGCCAGGGAACATTTGTACCAAAAAATCCAAATAAACTTATTGGAAATGCTTCTCCAACCTGGAGAAGTTCATGGGAACTTGCGATGATGACCTTTCTTGATAACCATCCTAGTGTTATACAGTGGGCTAGTGAAAGTATCAAAATACCCTATGTAAATCCACTATCTGGTAAAAGAAGTCAATATGTACCCGACTTTTTAGTGCTATATAAAGATAAGAACGGTAAACAACATGCCGAACTTGTAGAAGTAAAACCCAAAAAAGAAGCACTTGCTGAAAATGCAAAGAGTAAAAGAGATAAAGCATTTTTAATAGTTAATACGGCTAAATGGGCAGCCGCTATGACTTGGTGTAAGAAAAACGGGGTAACTTTTAGGCTCATTACTGAAGATTCTTTATTTTATCAAAAAGGTAAAAAATGAGTAAGAGATTCAAACAGTTAGAGGATACATTTAATTTAGACAGTGTTGCAAGCGATAATGACACTGATGATGATTCTAACATAGAAACTGAAGTTGAAGAAACTCCTAGCCCAGAAGATTTAATGTCTGCACTTACGCAAGCTAAAGACTTAGAAAAACAATTTAGCAAGATGAATCATTATGATACTCATGATAAGGAAATGGATGACCTTGCAGAACTAGCAATAGATGCACATAAAACACTGCAGGACCTTGGTATGAATGTTGAGATACGTCATGCCGGTGAAATCTTCAGCAGCAGTAGTCAAATGCTTAAAATAGCAGTAGATGCCAAGAACAGCAAGGTAGATAAGAAGTTACGATTATTAAAGCTACAGTTAGATAAGTTAAAGATAGACAAGCAATATCGTGACAGTGATGCTGTAGAAGGAACTGCTGTAAAATTGGATCGTAATGAGCTGCTTAAACAGCTTAAAGGTATTGACCAAGACGACAAGTGATAACAGTTGTTGGTAATTCTCATTGGTATTGACATAAATAACAAAGCATTCGGAGTCTAAATCCATGAAGAGTTTTATACAATATCTAGAAGAGTCTGTTAAAGAAAATGTCTATGCTATAAAGTTTGCTATGCAGCCAACTGACGATCAGTTTGACACAGTTGAATCATTCTTAAAGAAACATGATTTGATCAGCATCAGCAAACCAGAACATGTTGAACATGACAAGATGGACTTTTATGATATACCTAATAAGAATATTTGGCAGATTAGAGCAGTTACTGGTATGCCACTTAGCCCATACATTATAATGCAGCAATTAAAAGCTGTGCTTAACATACCAGAAGATTATATAGTTGTCAGAGGTGCTAACGAACCCGTAGAACTAGAATCAAATGACACTGCATTTGAACATGATATGGATGATATGGCTGCTGATAAGTCATTGATGCCTGCTGCTAGATTAAGCACAGACAGATTTTATAATGATGCAGAAGAACCAATTCTAACTGACGTATTTGGTAATGACTACAATAAGAAATTGTTAGATTACCTAAGATCAGTTGCTGATGATAGACAAACAGATCATTACGAAGCACCTGCTCCATTATTCAGTTGGATTGACATGGACAAGGTCATGGATGAACAAGCAGTTGAATCACATGACTTCAATGAAAGATTTGATACACCTAAGCCTGTTAACAAAGGCGCAGGTAAAGATGTACCACCAGTTGATCCCATAAACCTAGGACATCATGGTAATTTTGATGATGGTGCAGCACAGAAAATTAAATTAATGAAAGACAGTAAAGGCAAGCGTGAGTCAGTCTCGGCTCCAAGAGCTAGTCTAAAAGCCGAGAAAGTGAGGTAATACCATGGAAAATAAAGATCTAATAAGAAAGTCACTTGATATTATCAACGAGTCTATGCTAGAAGATGGTAAAGAATGGAAGCGTACAAAAGCTCAACAAGATTTTGATCATGACCTAGACGGTGTTCCGCATGATCCAGAACATGATGACGAGGATCCAGATGCTGACCTAAAGCATAAAGAACGCAAGTACGACAGCGACGAAGAAGAAGATTTCGATGAGTCTGTTGAGGACGGTGACGAAGACGATGACGATTTAGAAGCTAGCGGATTTCCAAAAGATCCAAAGTACTATGACGAAAAAGGTCGTTATAAGTGGATGGAACCAGAAGATTTAGATCGTGATGAGGAAGAAGATCGCGAACACGACGACGAAGAGGATTTAGAAGAGGACGATGTCAAGGAAGATGCACCAAAAGCAAAATCTGCACCAAAAGCTGATTCCGCTGGTACCAGTTTCCCAGGCATGGGT